TATGTTAGGAAGCTGCTCGGTATTCATGTAAGTGGATATGGTGGTGGCAGAACAGGAGGAATTTGTGTTTTGATCACTCAAGAACAGATCTATGCACATCTTTCTGAATATGCGACGGATTGTCTAGAACCACAAAAAGGTCTTATTGTTGATGAAGATCAGTGTGGAGTGGTTCCGGACGGATATTATATATATGGCAAAGTTCGTGATGATGCGGCCGTGTGGCAGCCAGCTAAGACAGATATAATACCATCAGTACTTTTTGATAAAGTAAAGAAACACACAACAGAGCCAAGTGTGCTCAGTGCTAAAGATCCCCGGCCGGAACCTGGTTGTAATGTTTGGAGCGGGTTAGAGAAATATACTGAACAGACTGAACCATTTGACCCAGCTTTATTGGATGTATGTGAGGATTATATTCATAGCGAACATCTTGCTATGATGCGACCCCTTCGACCAAGTCTTCATGTCTTAGATTTAGAAGTTGCGATCAATGGATACCCAATGGATGGGTATAAAGCTATGGATATGACCACATCACCTGGATATCCGTGGAAACTGCATAAACCATCAAGTGCAGGAAAGGGTAAGAAATACCTGTTTGAGAATGATGGCACTGACCAAGAACCTCATTATAATGCTAAACCTGAATTGTTGAAATCTATAATTGATGATTTCAAGAAGATGCTGAAGGGCATCATTCCTTTATGGATTTGGGTGCATTGTCTTAAAGATGAGCGTCGTAAACTGAAGAAGATTTTAAAAGCAATGACAAGATTCTTCACAATGGCACCCGTACAGCTTTCAGTTTTGACGCGTTTATTTACAATCGATTTTGTGGCGGCTTATCTTAACGCACACAATAGAGGCTACTCAGCAGTTGGGATTGATAATCAATCACCAGAGTGGACCGAGCTCTTCAACTATCTTATTAAAGTTGGCCGCAATGCGGGGGATGGGGATTATCAAACATACGATGGTAAGTTAGATCCAGACATGATTTATCGTGCTGTCCGACTTATTGGTCGATGGTATTTACACCACATCGGCAACCAAAACATCGTGATTAAGATAGGATCCTGTGTGTGGACAATAACACACAAGCAATATATGCAGATCTTAAATATATTTGCTACAACCTTTGTGCATACGATTCAAATTGCAAGAGATATCATTCATAAGAAAGCACAAGGAAATCCATCTGGCAATACTCTCACTACTATTATCAACACGATAGTGGGG